CTTACACCGTAGTAATGTTTTTGTTCAACTTTATTTGTTATCCTATATACATAATTATATTTTTTCATTTTTTTCCTTTATTATGTATATATTTATTTTATTTTATTATTTAGCGACTTCTGTTTCTGGTTGTTCTGGCATTTGTGCTTTTAATTGTTCAAGAACAATATTATAAAGTGGATATACACCTGTTTCTGTTTTAAGAGAACCAATAATATTTACTATTGCTTGTGCTTCATTTGGAGTAAGTGTTAATGTATATGTGAATTCGTTGTTCATGTTTTTTCCTTTAATAAGTGTTTTTTGTTGAATGATTGGAATTATTCCCAACCAAAATCCGCTGCTGAATTTAATGATTTTTGTTTAAAACCATCAAGTAAAATATTAATTTCTGGCATCAATTTAAATAATTGATACTTTTTAAAAAATTCTTCAATTTCGAGTAAATTATATTCTTTTGCCGGTTGAAAAAATTCTTTTAAAATTAAATCTTTTAAATATTCTGGAATATGTTCTTCTAATACAAGAATTTTATTAATTTCATATCTTTTTCTTATATAAGGATGAGAATCTAAAAAATTATCTAAACCATTTGCATTTTTAATAGCTTTTTCTAAAGTACTAACTCCGAATGATTTATCTTTATAGATATCTAATTCACCTGTATCTTCATTTTTTCTATTCTTTTTATTAATAGTAAAAGTACTAAAAATATTTTCTTTAAGTTTTTGAAGTTCTTGAAGTTCATTAGGTTCAGTATTATCAATAAATTTTAAATCTAATTGCATCTGGTCATCTATTTCAGTTATTCCAAAATTCATTAAATGCATTTTGAAATTATCACTAAAATAAATATTATCAATTATTTTAGGAACATTATCTGCTTTATCACCTAAACAAACATGTTCCAAGAGCCATTTATTCATATCTTTATCTTCTAATGTTACCCATTGTTTTGCAATAGGTCTAAAAAAATCAATTCTTGGATATTTTAACATTTGAAAAAAATCTTTATCTTCAGAATAAATTAAACATTTTCCAGTATTTGATTCAGAAATCATTTTTGAAAGAACAATAATAATATCATCTGCTTCTGTTTTTTCAATTTCAATAATTTTAAAAGGAAAATTTAATTTTAAATTCGTCAATAAATCATTAATAACTTCAAAAACTTCTTCAAAATTAATATCTGAATTATCTCTAGCTTTAGCTCTATTTGATTTATACATTGAACAAATATCTTTTCTCCAATAACCTTTAGAAGCACTATCAATACAAATAATTATTTCGCCATATTCTCTATGTCTCTTTTTAATATTAATTAATGATTGTATAATTAAAAATATAAAGATATCTTTAAAATCGTTAGTAACATATTTTCCATTTTTCTTTTTAGGTCTTGCTTCTTGAATAGCTACATATAACATTCTAAATGTAAGATGCGAAAAGTCAATTAATACCATTTTAAATCCTTATATAGCTATATAGATAGTTACTTTATCAAGCATGGATCATAATAATCCTGCCAATAAAGAATCTAGTTCATCATTTGCTGCTGAAGTACTTGCTGCTGATGCAGTATTAATTTCAACAGGTGCTTGAGATTGAACTCTTTCTGCTACTGATACAGATGGTGTTCCAGATGAAGTTACTGAATTTTTATTAACATCTTCAAATGTTACCCATTCAAGATCTTTTTTCAGTTCTTCGTATGATTTAAAATTTGTTGGTGACAACATTTCTTTAGAAATAAGATATGAATTTTCTTTAATATCTTTAATTGCTTCTTCTGAATTTGAATAAATTGCTGTTTCTTCTGCCATTACTTCTGTACTGTCATAATTCGTTTGTCCGTTTGCTCCAATTTTAGCAACAAGTTTAATATTACTTCCTTTTAATGGATTAAACAATTGTTTCGGTTTTGTTCCAATAGCTAAATCTGATTCACTTGGTTGAAGTGCGGCTTGAAATTTATCTTTTAAACTTCCGGAAATTTCATATAGGAAAATTTTACCTTCGTTTTCTGGTTTAAGTGGATCTTTAATAACTTTTATGTTCACAACATATCTTATTGATCTTGAAAATGCTCTTGATTCATCTTTTCTATCTGCATTCCAAAGTTCTGCCCATCTTTCTTGAAAAGGGCAAGGTAAACCACAACTAGCAGGTGACCAATCATTTACAAATCTTTTTTGACCATTTTGATTTATAGTTGTGGCAATTTTTTGCATTGCTGTAAATTTTTGACCTTCTGCATCTGGAAGAAGTCTAATAATTGCAACACCTTCTTTTTTTTCATTTTTTGGAAGAACATAAAATCTTGAATCTTTATCATAAACTTTCTTTTCTTTTGTCAAGTTCATTGATGCATTATCTTTCGCAGAATCCCAGTTAAACATTTCATTTAAATCAAACATATTTTTTCCTTCTTTTTTGTATTTCACTTTTGTTATATATTATAACATCGATTTTTTCTTTGAATTTATTATTCAAATACCGCTTTCTTAAAAATGGAGATAAACTCCCATGTGAGTCAAAGAATGACCCACTAAGCAATTTACTGAAATAAATATTTTATAAATGTATTATATCAAATGTTTAATTAATTTTTTTTATTTTTTCTATTTTTTCTATTTTTCAAAAGAAAGAATAATTTTAAAATTTTCTAATTCTGTTGATTCCATCAATAATCGGTATTGATCTCTAACTGAATTATATTTGATATTAACTTTATAATCAGAAACTGGTAACAAATTTAAATTATTTACAGGTAATGCAACATTAAATTCTTTTTCTGTTTTAGAAATAAAAGAAACATTATAACTATTTGATTGTTGATTAAAACTATTTTTAGCTGCTAACGAAATATTAATTCCAGTTTCTGTAGTTTTAAAAATGTACTTATCTAATTCTTTAAAAACACCACTTGCATTTCTTAAACTTTTTAATGATTCTTTACTTAAAGAAAATTCAGCAACGGTCGGGCTATCAGTTGTAGATTTGAATATTGATTGAAAATCGTTAAACGGTATAAGCTCAGGATCGGAAAGAACAAAATTAGCTTGTGCTGAACCATCTGAAATACTAATAACATTTCCATTTCTTTTAACAACTCTATTATCATTAAATAATTTAAATGTATTTAAAAAATTATTTAAATTGTAAATTGGCATATTGTCAAATTCTCCGATTTCAGTTGCTCTTATATCAAAATGTATTAAAATATCTCCAGATACAGCTTTTACGTATGTTATTGGATAAGATATTGTAATTTTATTACTTTTTTCATCTGCTCCAATTCCTTGAAGCGTATTCAACACGTCGATTGTTTTTTTATTTAACATTTTTATTCCTTTTTTTCTTCATTTTTTTGTTCTATATTATTATAACTAAATTTCAGTTAAAAAATTTTTAATTAAAAATTTCAGTTAAAAATTTTAGTTTTTTGTGACATTACATCCGTAGATGAAAAATCCGATGGAATTATAAAATTCGTTTGCTGTTTTTGGAATTTTGAAAAATCCATCATCTGTTGTTTTAAAAATTGTACTTCCACCACCTGATACAGATATAAAATCGCATTTGTCTAAAATTTTACCGTATTTTGCTTCGATCAATCTTACCATATCTTTTAAATATTCTTTTTTAATCTCATCAATTTGCGCTTTATATGAATGCGATTTTCCTCTCAATTTATAAATTCCCGTATCAATCACATCTCTTGCTTCTTGAAGTGTAATACTTCTTTGAAAATCTTGTTGAACTAATTTAGCTACTTTAATAGCAATTTTCATAATTCCTTCCTTTTCAATACCTTCAAAAAGATTAGGTGAAGTTTTTCCATCTGAAACTAAAAACAAATCTAACGTGTTCATTCCAATGTCGACACCTACATACGTACTAGTTGACAAATCTTCTTTTTGTAGAACAGGAAAATTATTTCCATATTTGTCTATAGTAAACTTTGCACCAGCACCTTGTGGTAATACGTAAATTGTATCAAATTCAAATGTTTGATTATCCACTGTGTATTT